ATAGTCATATTGACTAAAGCTCCTGCTAAAATTATACAAAATAAATGATATCCAAAAAGAAAATTAGTTATTATCAACAGTTCAAGCGCGTGTGCTTGGGCTGTTTTTTTTGCTACTTTGTGCGCGGATTCGCGGTCAAGGGCGCGCAGCCCTTGGTTGGAGCGCCTCGCGGGTATTGGCTTGGTTTTCCGTTATGTAAATCGTGGGCGCAATGCAGTTCTTTCCCCCTCTCTCCACCACCCACCCTGTCAGCCGCCGAAGGCGTTGCCCGTAAGCTTTGACTATAGCTTAGTAAAAGCGCGCGCCGCTTGTTTTCATCCTCCGCTTACTCAGTCCGTGACATGCCCTAAAGGTGCGGTTTGCTGTTTGGTCGTTTAAAGTGACCTGTTGTTGGTATACTGCAAGGCTCTAGGATGACAATTCCGTAAGGAATTGCACGTCGGCTTAATGGTGCGGCATGCAGTCAGTATAGTTTTCTCGGAGTGTCTATCAATCCGAGTAAATAATCTGCTGATATGTTCAATTTTTGGCATATGTTTTTTATTTCTGCTGGGGTTGGTTCTGTGTTCTTTCTTTCAAGTCTTGAAATTTTTCTTTGTGTCATGTTTAGCATTGTACCGAATTCTGTTTGATTCATATCTTTGTCTGTTCTTATGTCTTTTAGTCTTTGGTGAAATTCCATAATTTGTACTTCCTTTTTTTGGTTATTCCTCTAAAGTTTATCATAGTCTGTATTTGACTATTGACTTTTAGTCATATACTGACTATAATTCATGTTGTAGTCAAGAAGTGACTAAAAATAATTTGAAAGTAGGTACAAAAAAATGAAAATGCTTGTTGTTGGTGTTCAGAACGTTGACTTTACTCCTAAGGATTCAGATACACCCGTTCGCGGTGTTAAACTCCATGTTGTTAAGGACTGCACGGAGAATCAGTCAAAATTCATAAGCGGTCGTGTTGTCGATACTGTGTTTATCGGTTCTTCAAGTTCGCTCTCGAAGCTCGATTTCAAGCCCGATAAAGTCTATGACTTTATTTATGAGTTTGACGGTCGTCGCGGTTATCTTACGGATATCAAGCCTACCGCATAAGGTTTGATTGAATAGGGTAGGGGGTTCGCTCCTGTTTCCCTCTACCCTAAATTTTGAGAAGGTTGTGAGCATATGAAAAAATTAATAGCTTTTTTGTCTGTCGCGCTGGTGTTGGTTTTTTCATGCGTTCTGACTTCTTTCGCCGATGATGCCACTATTTTAACTCTTGCTAATTTATCTGATTCTCGTCTTGTTGTAAGCGGTAATTCTACGGTTTCAAATGGTGTTGTTACTGTTCCCGCGGGTGGTTCTTATTCTGCTTTTATTCGTGTTAAACCTATTTCAGCAACACGCAAATATAAGTTTTCTTTTTATTACGGTTGTACTTCTGTTGTAGGTGCTTCTTTTTCTTTATCGGGTAGCTTTCGCATTTATTATAAAGATTCAAACAGTGGTGGCGAGTTAAATGTTCTGGAATTGTCAAAGATTACTAATTCTAATATTCAGAAGTATAACACTCTGACTATGCCTGATGATTTTGGTGATGCTGGTCGCATTTATTTTGTTTTTAAAAACACTTCTGCTTCTCCTGTATCTTTTCGGATTGATAATTTTACTGTTAATGATATGACAACTGCTGATTTAGATTCTGCTATTGATAGGGGTGCGGATAAAATAAATTCTGCTATTAATCCGTCTGTCCCTTATGAACAGTGGGATAATGGCTCTTTAAAGGATTCTGCGGGGAAGCTTAAAGATGCTGAAAATAATTTACCTACCGTTAATTTTGATGCTATTGAAGAATTGAAAACTTCTATTGATATTTCTTCATATTCACACGCTTTTGCATCTATCAATCAGTTGTTTATCCGTTTGGTTGATACAGTCGGCATAACTCCTTTGATTTTCTTCGCGTGTTTCTTCGGTTTTTGTATCTTCTTAATTGGTCGCAAATTGTCGGGGGGTTAATGCGTGAATTATATAATTGATTTCCTTAAAGAGTTGGGAAGCTTCTTTCAGACTCTTATTGACATGGTTGTGAATCTTATACAGCAGTTATTAACATTTATTATGCTGATCCCTGTCGGTGTTAATATGTTGGTTACTTCTGTCGGCTATCTTCCTTCTATTCTTATAGTTTTTGCTACTTTGTCGATCACTGTTAGTGTCATATATCTTGTACTCGGAAGGGGGCAAGGTGGTTAATGTCTCAAGTTTTTGATTTGCTTTTTATGTGCTTTGAGAAAATAGTCGCCGTTATGAAGTCTGTTGAAATATTCGCGGGTGTTGATTTGCTTACTTTTTCAATCGCTATTGTTATTATGTCTATTGTGATAGTTGGTGTTTTGAATGTTGTTAAAACTGGACCGACTAATGCACAAGGCTATTATAAGTCTGAAAAGTCTAAAGCCGAAGCCCGCGCACGCAGGCAGGCTGAAAGGGGAAAGCATAGCTAATGTATGATACTTATTCGCGCTATATATATGAATGGCTTACCACTAACCGCATAGCGGATAAAATTAATACAATGGTTGATTTGCTTACCGTTTTGCGTGACCGTGCTATGTATATTTTTATTGCTGTATTTTTTATTCTTCTCGTTATTGTTGCTTTTAAGTTTGTAACCGTTAGGGGGCGAAATGTTTGAGTGTTTATAATTGGCTTGTTGAACAGCTTGGCATTAGTAGTGCTGTTAGTGACGAGTATGTACAAGTTATACTTATCTCGTCCTCTGCTATACTTTGTATTTCTATCGTTCTACTTTTTGTCAACCTTCTTGTTGGTATTGTTTCAAATACTTTCAGAAAATAAGAAAATTAGATAATAATTGCAATTTATTATAATGTCATAATACGAAGGTGGTGAAAATTGATGCCTGTTATCGTTGCTGATGTTGCGGCTGGTGGTGGTCTCGATACTCTTACGACTGCGTTTTCGTGGATTCTTGAAAGATTTACCTCAATGGCTTCGCAGATGCTTAGCACTCCGCTCTTTCTGATCGGTATTGCTATCTTTGCGGTCGGTGCTTGTATCGGTCTCGTCAAGCGTGTTGTTTCTTAACCCTTTACCCTTGTGGCACGGCAACTTTAGTGCCGTGCCACATTACTTTTTATGGTGGTGTATCTTATGTATTTTGATTTTGTCTTTGATATCTTTTCTGATCTTCCTTCTTTATCTATTCTTGTTCCTGTCGTTGCCGTTTCTGCTTTGTATGGCATTGTTTTTTTATGTATTTCTTTGTATAGGAGTGTCGAAAAATGATTCAAGGTTATTTCGGTTTGCCCGGTAGTGGTAAAACTACATTCTTGACTATGTTAGCACAAAAAGAACTTAAAAAAATCCGAAAAAATAAATCTCGTTATGATAAAGTTCTTACAAATTTCTATTGTGACGGTTGTTATAAGATAGATTATAAAGATTTAGGTCATTACTCTATAGAAAATAGTCTAATCTTATTGGATGAAATTACTCTTGACGCTGATTCAAGGGATTTCAAGCAGTTTGATAAATTTCATAAGTCCTTTTTCCTGTTACATCGTCATTACAATTGTGATGTTATCTATTTTACACAGCAATATGATGGTGTTGATAAGAAAATTCGCGATATTACAAGTTCTCTTTATCGTGTTAAAAAAGTTGCTTTTATCTCTATCGCTACTCAAATATACAGATGCTTAGATATAAATGAGCAAACAAAAGAAATCGTTCAGGGTTATAGATTTCCTAACATAATAGAACGTATATTTTGCCGTGTTCATCGTTATTGCCTTAGACCTATTTATTATAAATACTTTGATTCTTGGGAGCGCCCTGACTTGGAAGATTATGAATATGCTGTCTGGCATAGGTTTGAAGAAGTTAAATAAGTTCCCCCGCTATATCTAATAGGGGGGAACATATGCAGAAAACTGCAAGGAGCGGATATATATGCGGTATTATCGTTCTTTTGTTGATAAGTCTGATTATTGTTATTCTGTTGATAAATTGGTTTTACATGGTTCTTTTTTATATGATTGTTGGGACGAGTTTTCGGCTCGTTTGCGCTTGCTTATGATTCGTTTTACTTGCTATGATGAAATGCCGTTTTCGGTTTCTTTGTTCCGGGATACATATTATCATTCATTTAAAAAGTTGACTTATTCTAATAACTTTAAGTTTGAACTTTGTCAAGGCTCTGATACTTTTTCTTTTTGGCTTGGTACTCATTTTCAGTCATATGATAAAACTCTTGATACTTGGAAGTTAGAATTAAATCCGAATAAGTGTTTGCCTTGTGATTTTGTTTCCGAGCTTTTCGCTCTTCTTCGTTTCTACAGCAAATTTGTTGAAGTAGGGGAGTATGATATAGCTGTTGATTTTCCTTTTTCTCGCGAATCTCTTTATTTGGTTAAAGATAAACGCAAATATCAATCTATCTTTAATAGTGCGGTTGATAAAACTGAATATTTAGGTAGCAGACATGAGCACGGATTCTGTAAATTGTATAATAAACAAAAAGAAAGCAAATTAGATTGTCCTTTGACTCGTTTTGAAATAACTTGTACGCGTCTTAAAGCTTCTGCGGTTGTTGATAGTTTGCCTGTTGTCTATATTCAGCGTGATCAGCTTTTTATGGTTGACATGAAGCTGACTGATACTGATATGTTTATCCTCAAAACTTTGATTTCCGAGCCGTCTCGGCTTTCTGAGCTTGGTCGTGATAAGCGTTCTAAAATGCGCGAAGCTTTGAAATGTGCTTTTACTGTGGCTGTGTTTGACTTTTCGTGCATTTCTCGTTTGGTGTCCGTTTTATCGGATTTGGATTCCTTTTTTGGTGGTGTTTCTGTTGTTGAGTGATTCTGAACGTTTGTATATCCTTATTGTTCAATATGGCTTGGCTCGTGACGCTGAATATGAGGATAAAATAAAACGTTTGCAAGGTCTTATTTGTCGACGTGATGTTGACTTGCAAGATTTATTGCAGTATATTATACTTGTTTCTGAACGGCGTGCGTTTATGTCTTGCTATGCTGATATACTTGCTTTTGTCCGTCCTTGTGACTTTTAATAAAAGGTGGTGAAGAAGCCTGATGAGGGCGTATAGTCATATTGACTAAAGCTCCTGCTAAAATTATACAAAATAA